TACCTTCAACTGCGGGTTCATATACGTTATGAAAATAATCATCTACAGGCTGACCATCAGGATTAAAATTATTAACTAAACGAGTATTAGTTAATCTAACATATTTACCTGAAACTCCTGTATTATCTAAAGGTAAGGGTATAATAGTACCTGCTCTTGTTATAGCTCCTAAAGTTTTTAAATAATTTCCTGGTATAAATTGTTTAGTATTTCTTCCGTAAAAGTAATCTGGGTCTGTCTCTAGTAAAGGATTATTGAGGCCAGTCCTTTGATCAGCAAATCCAATATTAGTAAAACCTACACCTAAAACAGAACCAGGTCCACCTCTATATGTTAAAAGATTATTTGATAAAAGAGAAATACTATTATCTACTAATGAAATACCAACATTACCTACATAATTACCTTTAATTTTTTCACTAGCTAATCTTACTAAACGGTTATTGTTTGTGGATTTAAGGCTAAAAGCTGCTCCTAATGTAGGATTTACAACATCTGAATATGTTCGTAAAGATAGAGGAGATAGGCCCGTAGGGTCTGTTCCTTGTTTATTTAAATGGCCTCCAAATGCAACTAAACCTGCTTGAGCTAAAGTAGATAAAGGAGTGTAAACTCCATTATTTAAAGTTCCACCAGCCTGAGTACGAACAGCTGAATTAGATAAGATATTTTGTTTAGCTATAAATAAAAGACCGTTAGGTGACTTTAGATCACCAAACATTTTACCTAACCTTCTAATATCTTCTAAAGCATCAACTGGAGCTAGAAACCCGTTTCTTAAAAGGAAATCAGGAGATCTAGGTAAGAGCCCGTCTGGTATTTTTGATTGTATATAGGGTTGCCCACTATTACCACCACCAGGGGTATCCTTACCGTATTTCAGGCTTTTAAGATCAGTTACTAAATTTATTAAAGGCATTTAATATTATCCTGGAGGATTATCTAAATACTTTGGGGGAGTTTTACCGTCTAGATCCAATTGTGATTGAAGTAAAGCCTCGGGGTTTAAAGGTATAACAGCACTAGAATTTGGTGGTGTAGCACCATCAAATTTAGTTAATGTTGATCCTTGCTGAGTTAATTTATCTAATAGTCCCATTGTTTTTTATTTATAAATATTAGAAATTACTGAGTTTTATAAGTGCTCATAGCCATTGCTGTACCTACTTTTGTACCGTCGAGATATACTGTTCCTTCTTTATTAGCTATTTGTGTTAATATAGCTCTCATTTCTTTAAATTCAGCCATAAGTTTATCTAATGGGATAATAGCTTCGGGACCGGCTTCACCAACTAAACCTTTAACCGGTTTAGTTACAATACCTCCCTCGGCAAAAGCCATAGAGCTTCCACCTGCTATTGAATCAGTTAGATTAGGTGTGGGTGCTTCATCTATATTTACACCCGGAATTTTATTAGCTAGGGCAATAAATTCATTGATAAGTTTAACCGCTCCACTGGTAATTGCTTGGAATGGAGATAAAAAGATATTAAGTAAAGAAGTACCGATTTGTTTAAAACCTTCGGTAACATCCCCATTTAATATAGTCATTATACCTTTAAAAGTTCCTTTGAGTCCTTCTAAGGGTTGAGTTATAGTTACACGAATTATTTCACCTATAGATTTTAAAACACTTAAAACTGGTTGTGCTGCAATATTAATTAAAGGGAGAAAAACTTGACCAATCTGCATAAGAGGATCTAATATAGCTAATACAGGTTCTGCTAATGCTACAAATAATTCTTGGAGTTTAACTATAGATTGATTGAATCTTTCTTGAGTGGACTGTTGTTGAAACTGGGTGGCTAATTGTTCATTACCTAAACGTTCTTTAGCTTTTTCTAAACCTACTTGTTTAACTAAATTATCAAATTTTTCTTTAGCATTTTCTCCCTCTACCCCTGAAAGAGCGGCTAATGACTCGCTTTCAATTAAAGATTGGGCTAATTCGTCTCGGGTTAAACCAGCAGCTTTAGCTATTGCTTCTTGCTGGATAACATTCATTTTACCAAAGTCAGTAGATGTTCCTACTTGTTTAGCTATTTCGGCGGCTGCTTCAGCTGATTTACCGTTTAAAGCTAATAAACGTGCTTGTTCTAAATTAAGATCTTTACCAGTTAATAATTCAGCTTCTAGTTCAGCTGATATAGAAGATTCAAAATCTAATAAACTACCAGCTATTTTTTCAGTTTGTTCTAAAGATAAACCAAATTGTCTTGCTTGGGCAGCTGAACGAGCTAAAGCATCGGCACTACCACCTAATGAAAGTTTAAGAGAGGCAGATGCTTTACTTACATCTCTTAAAATAGTTTTTTCATTAAGTAATAATTTATTTTGAGAAGCAAAAGCTTTAGCACCTCCTAAAATAGCTTCAGTATTATCTTCTAAAGATTTACCATTAGTTAAAGAAAGTTTTTGTATACCTTCTAATTCATCATTAGTAAATCCTGCCTGATCTCTTAATTTAGTAAAAATAACTAGATCTTGTTCATTTAACTTAGCATTTGAACCTAAAGAATTACCTACAGCTATTAAGCTTTCATTTAATCCCTTAGTGTTAACAGCTGAATCACCTGATAGATTGGCTGTTCTATTTAATTCACCATTCAAAGCTACTGCATCGGAATACGACATGTTAAAACTTTTTGCAGTATTACCAGACATAGTGTCGAGTTTTATTGCAGCTTGAACTACTTGTTGGATAGCTAAACTTAAGGGATCTACAGCTTTGACAGAAGAAAGTAAATTAGTACCTAATTGTTTAGCAAAATAACCAGCTTGTTTAATAGATGATACAGGATTGCCCTGCCGTTTACCCATGATATTAGCAAACTTATTAGTTTTAGCCGTAGCCCCATCTATATCTAAAATGCTACTTAAATTACCAGATTTATCAAATGTATCTAAAATGCCACTTAACCCTTTACTTAATTTACCTACTATCCCTAAATTAGATTCTTGAGCTTTGTTTTGAGCTTCTAAATCTTTTAAAATTTGATTTTGAATACCTAGTTGTTCATCTAAAGATGAAAGCAATTGTGCTTGTAAAACAACATCATTTTGGGAGAGGATTAAAATTCTTTGGCGAATAGTATTTTCTATAGTAGCAGATCGTTCCCTTTCTTTAGCTAACGCTTTAGCAATATTTTGACCTTTATTAAGTTTTTCTTGCAAAGAAACCTGGGTATCCAGATTAGTAGTAAGTTTTTTTAATCCGCTAACTAAATCACTACCAAAAGATTTTTGAACTCTTTTCCCAATATCATCTAAACCTCGAGCTGAATCAATAGCATCTTCTAAACCTTCTTTAATAGATGATGCTATATTAGCAAAGGCATCTTGTACTAAAGAAAGATCTCTAGCAAACTCTTTAGTGGTTTTTCTAGCTTTATTTAATTCGTCGTCCGGTGATGCCATTTATAAAATTATTTATTATAAATATTGGAAAGCACTATTTTTTTGATGCCTTAGTAACATAAGTTGGGGGTGTTATTTTTTCTACAGATGATTTATTTTTAGTAGCTCCGGCAGACTTCATATTATTAATAGATTTCTGAACGTTATCATCATTACCCTGATTATTTATTTTAGAAAAATAATCTTGGATTTGTTTATAAGTAAATCTACGAAGCCACACCGGCATATTATAAACAGTTTCCCAACTGTATCCACCTTTACCATGAAATACTATCTCATGAATTTGAGTGAATAAACTCATTCTTAATTTAGGAATGTTTTCAGAGATCAGGCCAAAAAAAGCTAAGCCCAATAGGAATAGCGACCTCCTCACCGCTATCTAAAGTATACCCTAAATCAACATCAGGTTGAACTTGTTTAATATATTCTCTTAATGCTCTAGAATCTCTAGCTAAAAAATGATTATCGACAAAATTTCTTATAGTTTTTTCTTCTCGGTTTCCTTCAATTGAAGTAATAACATGTTTTAAACGAGTAGTTAATTCTGGGGATTGGTCTTTATTAATTTTTTTAAGACCTTCTAATTCTTTTTCTATCTTTTTTTCATCACTGTGAGATAATAATTTAAAAGTAATTTTATTACCTGAATGGGGAAGTGTGTAAGAAAATTCGTTAATTCCTTTAGTAATTAAAGATTCATCAAAAGGTTTATTTTCTAAACTAGCAAGATCTACAGTATGAGTTTTACCTCCTAATTCAAAAGAATAATTACCCCCATATCCTAAAATACGAGCAGCCACAAATAAAGCATTTTTGTCTCCAATAAGTAAATCATCATAATTAAATTTAGTAATTATTAAAGATTGTAATAGTTTATCTAAAACTGTTCCTTGTTTAATATAAGACTGGTTAGTAAGAATGTCTTCTTCTCTAGCAGTCATATATTTCATTTCTATTTTTCCTTCTGTTAAAGGGTGGCCTTCGGGGTATAGTAAACCTTTTGAAGGTAATTCTACAATTTCTGTAGCTATTTTAAAATCACTCATAAATTTTTATTTAATAAAACTAGTTTGTCTATTATACATATAAGATAAAAAAAGAGCTTGACATAGCCAAGCTCAAATTTAATTTTATGTAAACTTTTATTAGAAGTTCAATACACAATAATCGGGTTGTACTGTCATTGTTATATTAATAGCAGTATCTACTGTATCCCAGTCATAATCACCAAAGCTAGCTTCAGTAATTAACGCACCTTTAATTACCCATTCTGATACGATATCACCTACAGGTCCTAATACATCAAATGTTAAATCTTTCTTGTAAAAATCGGAATAACCATCGCGTCCTGTTACTGACTCGTGGTGTAAACGTACCCACTCCATTACTGCCTGAGCACCCGAAGGAGTGATAGGATCAAATAATGTGAACTGAATAGTACCCCAAGTAGTTTTACCTTTAACATAACGTTGAACGTTAATGTGATTTAAGGGTACAGAACCTTGTGATAAATTTATAGCTCCTACACCTTTAATTTCATAAGCGGGGATGCCATCAATATACATGATAAAGCGGTTCGCCTGTTTGGGTTCAAACGCTGTGAAAAATATTTCGTTTGGGTCTAATACTGCCATTTTGCTATATTGTTTATTTTATTATAAATATTACTAATTATAACTCTTATGATGGGAAAGTAGCTCCCGTTGGTAAAATATTGAAATCTAGGTAAATGAATTCAGCTGTCTTGGTTGGTTGTAGATAAATCTGACCAATCATCTGGTTTCTATCGATTACATCCGGAGTGTTATTGGAATCATCCATAATTACTCTAAATGCATATAAACCTTGACGTTGTTGAACGCTTTCTAGATAAGGGTTAACTTGGCTTAAGAATTGGTTTCTTGTAGCAATTGTGTTTTGTTCAAACACTAAGTTGTTAGCTACTTGAGAAATATAAGACTTAAGAGCAATTAACAATCTACGTACATTTACACGATCGAGTGCAGATGCTTTTTTCTGTAGAGTTTTCTGACCATACACTACAACTCCAGTTCCTGGGAATGTAGCAATTGGGTTTACATTACCTGTATAGAGTGTATTACGTTGAGATTGTGTTAGTTTTCTTTCGGCTCTTACTACCGTATCTAGTCCACCGCGATTGATTCCGGCAGGTGCGAACCATGGTTCAGATACATTGTCATTAAACGCGTATACAGCAGGAATTAACGTTGATGCTGGTACATAGACTAATTGACCCGTTCCTGGATCAATTGTTTGTACCCAAGGCCAATATGTTGCGGCATATGAACTGTTAATTAAATTTGCTTCAGTTACAGTAGTATTAACTGTAGCATTATAAGGTACTGTATCTATCACAGCAATAGCATCTCCTCTAGATTGAATTGTATTTACTAAAGTAGTAACTTGAGATGCGTTAATGTCCATAGTTAAACCTGGAACTGAAATTACATTGAATCTGTAATCGTCTTGGTTAGCCATCAATGATATAGCGGCATCATAGTCATCACCTCTAATACCTTGGATATTGGTAGCAGTAACACCTGATTGTGAATAGTAAGCTGCTCCTCCTCCGTAAAATAAATCACCTGTAGCGCCTGTAAAAGTACCACTAGCGGCTGTTGGGATTGAACCTGTAAAAGCGTTTTGAGCAGTTCCATTATTATTAAAATAATTTGGGGTTGGTTGTTGAACTGCACTTACATAAACGTAGTTTGAATTGTTAGGATAGTTACCTACTTCTTGAATGTATGAAACTCCGTCACCATCCGTTACTAAAGTTTTGCGACTATCACCAATTACTCTAGCTATGTAATTGTCTTCAGTTGGGTCTAATGATAGATTTGGCCATGTTTCAAGTACAATTGGTTCTGTAGTTGTATCATTACCTTGTCTAATTAATAGACTGAATTGGCCTGATCCTGTATCTACACCCGTGATTTGCCATCTTACGTTATCAGATGAACCGCTAGATAAAATACCATTAGTACCTAATGAACCTGAGTTGTTCATGATGGTACCTTCAGAAATAGTTTTTAGTGTAAATGAGCCAGAAGTATTACTACCACTAATAGCACCACCTGTAACTGTAGCCTCAGAAAATGATCCTGATACTACTCTAGTTACTAATAGACTTTGACCTCCTTGTTGGAAATAATTGTAAGCAGCAATTGAAGTAAAATAGCTGTATTCTTGACCACCGCTTAAGAAAATACTACCGAATTTATTTAAATAGCTACTGTAAGTAGTACATAAAGTTGGTATTTCTACAGGGCCTTTTACAGTGGGTCCTATAAGAGCTGCGCCTACGGTTACTGGTTGTTGAGTGATAAATGAGTTATCATTTTCTCTAGCTAATACTCCAGGTGAAATTAAAGTTTCTGCCATTGCAAGTTATGTTTTTGGTTTTATTATAAATATATGAAATTCCGTCAAAAATCTCTATAAAACCTTTAAATATAACTTAATATTAAAAAATTTTATTCAATAGTAATTTCACCTGTTTCTAAATCAAGATTACCATTTCCGTATTTTTCGGTTAATTCAGCTCCTAATTTACTGTTCATCTTTTCAATCTCTAAGACTTGAGATTTTAATTCAATTTTTGTTTGTTCCAGTACTGACATTCGGTACTCAATTGAGCCTAAGTTCATTAGAATAGTATTTTGTTGATTTTGAAGATCTCTTAGTTGTGTAAGTTCTTCTTGTGTTAAAATTTTGGTTTCCATATGTGTATAAATATTATTTTTTTAATAAAGGTTTAATTTTAGACATAACTAATTGTGGGGTGATTGATTTTTGACAAATGTGTTGTTTGTCTGTTCCTTTCCAAATAGGGCACCAATCCCAATCACCCGCATCAAATGCAAAGTTAGGATTAGTCCAACATGGAAAACAAACATTTTCTTTAAATATTCGAGTTATTTTTTTAGTAAATTCGTGTCCAGGTTCAGCAAAACCATTAATCATTGCTGTATGTTTTCCAATAGCCCAATTTAACCAAGATAAACCTGAACCTAATCCTATAAATAAATCAGCATGGTAAAGATAATTAGCTACTTCTTCTATAGAATGACCATAGTGATTAATTACACCATCTATTATATGTTCGTTTTTAGTTAAACTTATAACTATATAACCTTGCTGGTTAAGTAATTTAGCTAAAGTTACCCAGTAATTATAAACCCATTCTTTACATCCTGCCGTAGCATTAGGTCCTATTACAATATACTTTTGTTGGTATGGTTTTTCTTTTTTAGGGAAATTTAAACCATAATTTAATTCTTTATACTCTAATCCTAAAATATCTGTAGCAGTTGCCTGCATCGGGATAGTATTACATTGACGTGGATGTCTGTCAAAATTTTTCCACCCACCTTTATCGTCTCTAAACCAACCAATTTTATAGTGTGCTACACATGCCGTTACCTCACCAGGTTCAATAAATTCAATATCTTTATATGCATCAATCCCTTTAAACCAGCTATTATTAAATGTAGATAAAATAACTTTACAATTATGTTTTTTAGCAAATTCTACAGCATAAGGAGTCCAACCTATTGTATCGCCAATAGAATTAGATTCTAAAGAAATTAATACTCTTTGACCTGTTAAATCTAAACGAGCTTGTTCCTTACCATTTATTTTAATAAGCCAAGGTACGTAATATTCTTTACTACATTGGGTCCACATATTATTGGATATAGTATTAGAATATATAACTTTATTAGTTTCAGTATTTATAAATTCAACTAAATAGGATTTAGATATATCGCCTAAAATTTCTACTTTAGGTTGACCTATAAAACTAATGTTAATAGTATTTGTATCTTCGGGTTCTTGGTAATTATCTATGAACTCCTGGAGTGTTTTAGCTCCAATTTCACCAATTTTTTCCCAATTAAAATCACGATGAATAATTTCTGCTTCTTTTACAGCACGTTTTTTATGTTTATCATAATTAACGTAAGCATCTCGCATTACACGAGCTAAATCTTCAAAATCTGGTTCGTAGTAATTACCTACAACTGTATTAAAATGATTATAATTAGCATCTAATGCTGGGCGTTCACCTAATACTTTAACTGGTAGTCCTTTGCCTTCAGCGAATTCCATTTGAGCACAACATGCTGAGTAAATCGCTGGTGTGCCACAAGCCATAGCCTCAATTAGAGGTAAATTCCATCCTTCACTACGAGCACATGAAAGGAATACATGACCATTTTTTAAATAGTTAATATAATCTTCACGTGATGGGAAGTGTTTAACTTTAATACGATCATCCACTAAACCATAATGTTCTAACCTTGCTTCAGTAGTTTCATGTCCATCACCTGAGAATGGGTTATCAATAGAAACAATTAAATCGACGGGTTCGTATGAAGAAAATTCTTTAAGGAAGGTTTCAATAATTTCTTTAGTAGATTTTCTATAATCCCATCTACCAAATACAACAAATTTAAATCTTCCATCACCATAATCTTCAGGAACATTTTTAGTTAATTCTGGGTAAAAAGTATCTACGTCTACTCCTTCAGGTACAACTTTTACTTTATCGGATGGCATGCCTTGAGCAATAGTACATTTAGCTTGCCATTTTGAAGGTACCCAAATTTGATCATATTCTTTTAACTTATTAAAAAAATGTTCTGGTTGTAGGGTTGATTCCCATACATTATATGCAATTTTAGGACCTATATATTTGTCGTAAAAATAATGATGATTTGTTTCTTCTAAGACTAAATTAACGTTATGTTCAAATTCGTTAGGGTAATTTTTGTAAATTAAATGTTCAGCTCTTTCTCCTTTTTCTTGATTAGTCCAAAGAGTTTGTTCTACTAATAATTTTTTATCTGTATCATTGATATAATCTTCACCATTATGGGGTTCATCACTAGGCCAATTCCATTCTTTACCAATTGTAAAGTTTTTAACTTTTAGATCAATGTGTTTAAATAATTGTCTAAAAAAGTCACGTGTATGATTATTATAACCGGTAGTACCTACATATGAAGCATGAGCATAAACTTTTGGTTTCATATAATGCAAATATTTAATTATTTATTTAAAATTTTAACTGTTTGTTGGGCTTCTATAATATTGTCTTCAATTGAACAGTAAGTCCATGACCCATATCTTCCAATAGAGTAGATATCCTGGGGGTTGTACTCTTGGCACCATTTATCATAGATTTGTTTAGAATCTTTGGTTATATGAACATATGCGGGGTTCATAGTGAGGAACTGATGTTCAACTAATTGTTGGTCAGTTATAATATTACATTTTTTTAGATCGGTAAGTACCTGCTCTAACAAAACATTAGAGTCTACTGATTGATATTCAGCTAATCCTACTTCAACATATAAACTTAATTTTTCTTGACCTAATATATTATTATAAAATCCTACTCTATAAAATACTTCATTACCTGGAAAATATCTCCAATGAGTTTTAATAGGTGATCCTTTATCGAACCCTAAATTAAACACAGCTACTTTATTCGCTGAAAGTTTAAGATTAGGATTAAGTTTATTAAATGGTAAAGTGCTAATCAGCTGTTCAAACTTAATATCTCCTTTATTAGTCTTAGCTATCTTATTTTTTAAGTCTAGGGTAATTAGTTCGGTATTAAGGAGTATCTTATCACTGTCTAATCTTTTAAGAACTGATTTAATATATTCGTAGCTACCTCCTTTAGGATATATGAAAGTATCGTTGTAGGACTTAGACTTACTTTTTGGGAAAAATCTACCCATTGAATCATATTCTAATTCATCTAAATTACAGGCGTACAACTTCTCATTATAAGGAATAATAAACTTATCGCAGATACCTTTACCCAGAGTAGATCTTACAAACGACTTAAAAGTAGCTAAATCAGCTTCTCCTAAATTATCTAAGTCTGCTAAACATTCTCTATACTCTTCTTCCGGTAACTGATCGATGTTAAATTGGAAGGGGAAATCGATTATATTCTTGTTATAATCTATGTCTGTTATCTTAGTAACCTGAAGCATTTCAGATTCCATATTCTCTAGGACATAGTCTTTGATTTCGGGGCTATTGAAATGGAAAAAATGCCCTGAATAATCCCATGTATATTCTCCTCTAATAGTAGTTTTACAGTAACCACCAGGTATAGAGTCTTTCTCTAAAACTAAATAATCTGAATGTGGTAGGAAAGAGGCAGCGGAAAGTCCGGTTATGCCTCCTCCTATAATTAAAGTTTTAGTTTTCATTTAACCTATCAGTAAAATGTTGAAGGTTAGTATTTAGTCTTTCTTGTTGAGATTCAAATTCGGGATCATTAATAATTTGTTTTAAGTAATTAACTCCTTCCTGGAGTTTACCTGTCCAATAACATGCTACTGAAAGTTCATCATTAATGTGTTTTCCATAACAATATTGATTAACAAATAGAACATACTTAGTTTTAGCATTAGCTATATTATTCCGAGTTGCTTGTTTTAAATACTTATAAGCTAATTCATGTTGGCTTTTTTGGTTAAGATACCTGCCTAAATGAACATATGGTTCAGATCTGTCGGGGAATATTTCGATAGCTTTATCCATTTCATAAATAATCTCATTTAAATCTGCTTCTAAAGCCATTAAGCATTGAGATACTCTCATTTGAGCTTCAAATGTTTCTTCAATCCAAGTATCTTTTACTTTAAGATATAAACGATTCCATTGAAGGCCTTCTTTATACATTCCATAATCCATATAGCTTTGAGCTGTATAGAATATAGAACGACTATTTAATCCATCGGGGTCTGAAATTAAAGTATCCCAAAATTGTTTTTGTAGGCGTTCAGCATCGTAAAGATATTTTTTAGGATCAAATGCTCTTGAACCAATACCTTCACCTGAAATATAGTAACCGTAGTGAGATAAATCACCTGTGCTATATGATGGGATTTCAAGTGCTTTAATAGTAGTATGGGCTACACCACAAAATTTCCAAGTATAATCCGCTTTAAATAAGATTAAAGCTTTCCATTCAGCTCCACCTCGTCTTACAGGAATATGATAAGTATCTTTTCCAGATTCTTCAAGAGAAAATTTAAACTCTCCTACTAATTGGTCATCAGCATCCAAATGCATTATGTAATCTGCTTTGCCTTTAGCTCTTTGAATCATCAAAGTTTTATTATGGTCAAATCCTACCCAAGAATCTTCATGTAATTCACCAGGTATTCCTTTTTCAGCAAAGAAATTTTTAACTAGTTCTATAGTCTTATCTGTAGAACCAGTATCACATACAATCCAATAATCTATGTAAGGGGCAACTGATTTTAAAGTTTCTAAAATACAATGTTCTTCGTTTTTACACATTGTAGCAAAAACAATAGTAGGTTTATTTTTCATTAAATTTTGAGTTTTTGGTAAATCTTTCCATACAGCTGATGTTACTTCAGCTTTTTCTTCAGTAGGCATATCTTTTGTGTAATAATACAAAGCTATAGAATCTCTAAATATTCCTTCAGGAGTATTTAACTCATGTGGGTGGCCATGATAACTGTCTTTAGTAGTGTTAAAAATAACAGCTCTATTAAAAATAGGCTGTATTTCAGACTGCAAAGTCATGTCTTTATTATATAATTGTAAACTTCCTCCCCAATCTGGGTTCCAATCTTTGTTTAAGTAAAGTAATAAGTTGATTCTTCTATATAGTCCAGTATCCATATGTTTACTTGAATCAGCGTGGACTGAGAGTTTGCCTCCAGATTTAATACGATGCATACCTGCTCCTAATAGTGTAGGATCAGCTTTTAGTTCTTTAATACCTGTTAATTTTTCAAGATAAGATATAAATTTTTTAGAATTAAAATAATTAATTAAATCTTTAGTTTTAGAAGGCATTTCTTTTAAATTTTCAGCACTATAAGGGCTAAAGAACTTTTTTACTTGAAATTGGGTTGAGTTAGGATCATGACCAAAAGATTGATAAGTATCAAATTCATTAATTATATCTTCTAATAAATTAGAATCAACAAAATCATCAATAACAATATGAGGGAATGGGTTAGATAAACTGTATTTATCTTTTAATTTAGTGAGTTCTAAGTGTTTATTCATATATATAGTTTAAAATTTGTTCTTCTTTAAAATATTTTCTTATAGGGGTATTGTTTTGGAATTTTTGGGAATGTCCTAATTCATTATCCCAATTCCAGTCTTTTTTACCTAACGCTAATATACGATCATGAATTTGCTTATCATAGTGATCTCGTATAAGTCTTGCTCTTCTGTTAATATCTTTAGCATTATTATCTACAGTACTATTTCTATTGTTCCATTGTAGATAAAGCATTTTTTTAATATGGATCATTCTAGTATGCAAAAATGTTCTAACTATAAGTTCGTAATCATCCGCTACTGGGAATGATTTACTATGGCCTCCTATTTGGTTATACGTGTCTTTACGCCATACTCTTACGTGGTTCGGCATACTTATGTTAAAGCGGATAGACAGCGGGTTAATATCGGGATAGTGGTGGTTTAGATACATTTTACCGTCGGCCTCCACCCAAGTATGACCTGCATAACCAAAATCAAAATAATTATCTTCTCGGGCATACCATTTACCTGACCAATCATGATCATAAGATCTCATTTGACCATCTTCATATAGTTCACAAACGTCACTATATATAAAACCTGCGTCTGGGAATTGTAAAGAGGCATTATTACATTCTTCTAAGCAAGTGCTAATTAGGGTATCATCGTGGTCTAATTCTACTAACCAATCACCATTACATAAAGAGGCTGCTCTATTTTTAGCTAACCCAACATTACCTCCTGTTAAAGGATATAGTTTATGAGGTTTAATTCTAAAATCAGTTTTAGCTAAATCTTGTAAAATATTCCAAGTAATATCATCTGGTGAATCATCTAAAACTATCCACTCCCAATCTGTAAAGGTTTGATTTTTTAAACTTTCGTATGTTCGTATAATACGTTCCTCAGTTTTGTAAACTGGAGTAAATACAGAAAATCTAGGTTGTATGTTAGTACTATTTCTAAAAGTAGATTGACATACAATATCATTAGCTAAAACATTATCAGCTGGGTATTGTGGATATTTGAATGATCTAGCTTGTAAAAATTTATGAGATATATTAATATCTTCCTGAGTGTAGATAATTAAATCAGGTTTGTAACGAGCAAAATCACTCTCTATATTACCTGTATAAGGTAATGAATATATTATAACTTTTTCTTCTAGTGATTCCTGAAAGTAGATGTCTGAAGTGAGTTCAAAAGTACCTTGTTGATACCAATTGTACAGGATAGCACTAGGTTTTTTTACAACTAGCATATTTTAAATTTCTGTGTCAAAGAAAAATGTTTGAAATAGTCTGCTATCATATAAATCTTGACCAAAGTAATCCATAGACATATGAAAATGGTCTCCACGATATAAAACTAAACGGTTATATTTATTTGCTAACCTATCTACTAATTCCCATTTAGTCATATCTTGGGAATCTTTATTAATAGTTGATAATAATTCAAAATCATAACTACCATCTTCTTTTCTAGGAGCCATAGATAAACCTGTTGGTTTATGCTTGTATAAAGCAGTACCCGCACTTAAGGGGGCATCAGGGGTTAAATAACAAACTCCAGCCCATTTAGTGGTTTGATCAGCATGGATCCAAGAACGATCGCGGGAAGTAGTATATTGAAAAGCTCCAGTATATTGTTCTTGGGCCCAACGAGTTACTTTACCATAATGTGGGGATATTATTCTTTCAATAGTTTCTTTTATAGAATCGTTTAAAAATGATTTTGTTCTATTTCCAGGATAATTTCCTTTAACTCCAAAATCTTGCTGGAGGGCAAATTCTCTTAATTTATCTACATCACTGTAAAAATCATCAATTATAAAAGCTGAAAGTTGCATGTTAAAATTATTTATAATGTTCACCACCTAACCATAGAACTAAACTTTTTCTAGTACCTTTAGTAATTGGAGTAACTCGATGCATTGAAAAACTTGGAAATATAACTGTTAAGCCTTTATTTTTAGGGATTTGAATTACTCCTCCTCCATACCATAATTCTAGGTCACCACCTTCATACTCACTAGGGTCTGAGAGTTGAATTGTCACTGATACTTTTCTATGGCTAATTGAGCCAGGACCAATATCCATATGCCAGTCATAGTGACCTCCACCCTCAGAATATACGGTGTATTGGATAGAATCAATTACTGAGTAGAGGTTAAAATTCCACATAGTTTTATTTGCTTCAACAACCATGTTAATGATTTTATCATATAGCCATTGACTGTCATCATTTGGATAAAGCCATTTAATTTTACTTTTTCGAACAGATTCTACAATTTCATCATTGCCTATAATAGTGCCTTTTGTATAAGGATAAGTATCAGCTAAATCTTCTACTTTTTGTACATCAATTAAATCTAAACCTTCTTTATACCAATAATAATTAGTTTGATTGATATGTGTGGGTACTGGGATGATGGGTTTTATTTCCATTTTAAGTAGTTTTTATGGATTTAATAATTTTTTCTAGATCAAACATTTCTAAAGGAGAATCATAAGGACATTGCTCGGGCCATCCTTCAAAATTATAATCAAATAGATAAGAATTTATTAGTTTAGGCTTATGTTTTGGGGGAGTTGCTACAATATTAGTATGCAAATCATACCCAAAAGCCTTATATGAAGTACCAACCCATAAAACAGTTGAAGATAAATTTAAAGCTGCAGAAGCATGTTGAAGAGAAGAATCAATCAAGATTCGTTTTTCAGAGGCAGCTAATATAGAAATTAAATCTAAATTGCTTAAAGGATGAAAGATAGCTTCAGCTCCAGGGATGGCTTGAGCTTCATTTCTGCAAATTTGAATTACATGATATTCTTGAGAGAAATAATTAACTAATTCTTGGGCAATATAAGGTGGCATGTCTCTAGTCCAACTATATAAATTAATATCTTGTAAAGGACCTCCATGAGTTTGTATAACCATCACTGGTCTATTTCTTGCCCACCTATTCATTAAGTTAGCTTGAACCATGTTAGGTAAAATAACGGGTGTTTGGCCTGTATATTCTATATCTAATAATTCACACCAACTTTTAATTAAATGTTGTTCTTTTCGGATATGTCCTGTTTGGTAATACCCTTCTTGTCTAAAAACTAATGTATCTTTTTCTTCAATATAATCTTGATAAAAATAAGGAGTGTTGCCTACATTATAAACACGTTCAATCTCAGGAAAATTTAAGAAAATTTCTGGGTAAGAAGCTACCATTATAAATTTTCTATCTGAGTATTTTTTATATATAGATGATATAAGTGAGGTAGCGGCTATATTTTTACCTAAACCTCCTTCAATATGCCATACTATATATTTTTCTTTGGGTTGCTCTTCAGCAACTTCTATTTGAGAACCTACTTTCATTTTTCGTATTCAAATAATTCATAAAACCAAGGATAAGCTTCTACAATCATATCACATCCTTTCTCACCTAAAACTTCTTTAAAATCAGGTTCTTTATATTCTACCTTTTTTCGAATAACATGATCTCCAAATACACCATGGACTGAATCATCTTCATGGGTAAGTTGTTCTACATTATCAAAATCATGTTCAAAATATGGAAGTTCAAAATAACTATAAATTCGTTTTAATTCTTTTGTTGGGTTTTGTGTTAAATCTTCATAACGAATAAATAAAACACTTTCATGATTGCCCATTAATATACTATCATATAATCTATCTACAGCAGGGCCAATAGGGGGATTATTAGAAAAAAATTCAATTCGTTTATTAGAATTAGTACCTCTTAAAACATTCCAATCTGATGTTCCTAAGTTAAGATGAGGGTTTTTACGATATTTTTTTTCTAAAGATGCAAACACTCCTCTTAAATCTCTAACCATACATATAATTTTAGGGTTAGGATCAAAAAATCTAATAAATTCTGATTCTGATTTCCAAGCTCGACTTTTATCTATAATATAAGGACGGTCTGTAATAGCATTGTAATACCCATATACTCCAGATTTTAAAAATCCTTTGTAGGCTTTTTCCATCTCTTTTTCATCCTGAGCTTTAAATTCAGGTAAGCTAGAATATAAGGTTCTAGCCGCATCTATAAATCCAAAAAGTCCAGAAGTAGGACTTGAATATATTTTAGGATTTTGGGCTAAAATATTTTGGATAAGAGTAGAACCAGACCTAGGTAGAGAACTATTATAAAAAACTTTTTTTACCATAAGTGTATACAACTATTTATTAGATATAATATACGTTAAGATTTTAATACTTCCAATCTTACTTCAGTATTTTCTAAATCTTCTATAAGATCTTTTAATGATTGAACCATAGGAGAAATTAATTCTAAATATCTTAAATCATAAACATCAACATTTTTATTATGTTCTGATTTTTGTTTTCCTAAAGCTTCAAATTTAACATTTAGTTCATTTAAAGCTTCTTCCATTTCTTGAGCAATAAAACCATATTGTTCTTCTGGTTCAACTAAGCTACCATCTCTTTGACCCCATTCAAAGCCACATTTTTCAACATATTTACTTCTTTTATCCCAATTAAAAGTTACAGGATTAAGTTTTTTAATAAATGGTAATCCTAAATTAGGGGATAAAGATTTAATGTTAGTTTTATCTCGTTGGTCTGAAACGTCAGTCCATGGATAGGCTATATAAGCTCTAGAGTGATTACTATTACCTAAAAGAGTATGGTGAGCTGTAGCGGTAGGGCTACAATTTACAGTAATTGAGATTTTATTAGCACAGTCTCCACCAGTTGCTCCCCTTCCTATAACTGTGGAACAGATACCACTTACACTACTATAGGCTCCAATAGATACCCCTTTATCGTTTTGAGTACCCCCACCTGATGATGCTCTAAATCCTACAGCAGTTAATCCAAGACGGGCTTGAGCATATTTTCCAGAACAAGATCCAATAAAAATATTATCAGTACAACTGTTAGCAGCAGCTTGATAAGCATTACATCCTATAGCTATATTTTTTTTACCTGTAGTTGCATACCCACGGAAGGCTACATCTCCCATAGCTATATTATCAGCTGTATAGTTACCTAGAGAAAATGCAGAAAAAGGGCCAAGTGCTATATTACGGCTTCCAAATTGATTTTGCCATCCTGTTCTATGTCCAAAAAAAGTATTACCACATCCACAAACTCCTCCATTAGCACCTGATCTAATATCATACCCTGCCTTAGAACCAATCAAGGTATTAGCACAAGAAGCATTACAAGCAGCTGAGTTTCCAAATCCTTGAGCTACGTTATATCCTACCAGTACGGAGTTTTTTAGATTACTAGCACTACCATAATTAGCTATTCTAAATCCAAAAGTTGTATTTTTAGCGGTTGCTTGTTGAGCACAACCACCTGTACCCCCTAATAAACCACGACCCATAGTAGCAGTATTATTGGGTGCTATGCAAACACAACAACCTCCAGATGGTAGAGGGAAAACATAAGTATTTCCTAAAAGTGTAGCCATATTTAATTATTTTCTAAAGTAGTTAATCTTTCTTTAATAGCTTCAAGTTTAGTTGAGAGTTGTTGGATGGATTTTACTAGGGGGGCTAATAAATTAGTGCTAGCTAAACGATATCGCTTATCATTTTTAGTTAAACCATCAAATCTAAGATTAAGTTCTTGTAGAACTTGTTCTAGTTCTTGGGCTATTAATCCATAGTTTTCTTTTTCTTGGGCTAAGGTACCATCTTTTTGTCCAAACTCAAAGCCACATTTTTCAACATATTTTTCTCTAATATCCCAATTAAATTTAACAGGACGGAGTTTTTTAATAAAGGGTAAACCAAAATTATAGGGTAAGGCTTGAATATTAGTTTTTTCATTACGATCTGAACAATATGTCCATGTTACATATACACAGTTATATGTATTATGATTTAAATTCCCCATAATAATAGTACCAGCACAACAGTAATTACAATAATTAGATCCTATAGAAATTTGGTTATCATTCTCAGTTCGAACATTATGTCCAATAGCAATAGAGCAACAACCTATTGCTCTAGCTCTATATCCTATAGCTACACTATTTGCTACCTGTGCACAACTAGTAGCCCCTATAGCAACACTATTCTCACCTCCAACATTAGCATTGTATCCTATAGCTACACCTCTATTCTGAGAAGCTACAGCTCCTGACCCTATAGCTATGGAATTAGTGGCATTGTAAGTATCTGCATTAGCTCCTATAGCTATACTAGAGTTACCAGTAGTACTATTAGCCATTGCAAATGCTCCAATAGCAATTTGTCTGCAACCTGTGGTGTGAGCACATAAAGCTTTAAATCCAAAAGCACTATTTTGGTATGGAGTTGTTATAGCTCTACCAGCGTAATGACCCACAGATGTATTTTGTTGCCCACTAGTATTACCACATCCTGCTAACATACCTATAGCTGTATTATAGCATTGGGCTAAACCAGTATTTTGTAAAGCATTACCAAATGCCGTATTTCGCGCGTTAGCTCCATTAGTAGAACGAAGAGCATAATATCCAAAACCTAAAGTTCCTTCAGTAGTACCTCCACGATTTACTCGTATATTAGGATTACCTATACATAAATTAGCTAAAGTTGCCATATTGCTATACTGTTTCTAATTGAGTTATTTCTTGATCTAACAACTCTAAACGAGTAGCTATTTCTTGAACTGTTTTAATCATAGGAGCTATAAAGGCAGGATATGTTAAACGAAATGCGTCCTTTTCTTTTCCTCTTAAAGCATCAAATTTAATATCTAATTCTTCTATAGTTTTATCAATTTCTTGAGCCATAAAACCATAATTTTCTTCAGAATTAGTTAATGTACCATCTTTTTGCCCGAATTCAAAACCACATTCTCTAACATAAGTTTCTCTGTTATCCCAATTAAATGATTTAGGTTTTAGTTTTTTTATAAATTCTATACCATACTTATGATCTAAACTTTGAATATTAGTTTTATCTCTTTGATCTGAAAGAGTACCCCAAGTAGGCCAAATACAGTTTTTAACATTATTTGAAGAATTGCCCCATTGGATGTGGTCTGAATTACCATTAATAGCTCCACACCCAATAGCTATAGTATTGTTTCCCCATGCTCGGGAACAGTATCCTAAAGAAATACTATAGAGACCCGTATTATAGTATCCAGTCCCAACTGCTGTAGAGTAGGCACAACCATATCGGTTTTTACCTACTAAAACACTATTACCATACGCTTTAGTACAAGTTCCTATAGCTACATTATTATCACCACAAGAAATATATCCTCCTCTAAATCCTATAGCTACATTATTACTACCAGCGGAACATGCACTAGTTTCAGTTTGTGCATAAGTTCCAATAGCAGTATTTTTATTACCTATAGCAGTTCTTTGAGCACAAAATCCTATAGCAGTGTTACAACTACATCCTGCGGCCGATGAGGGATTGAAGGTTTTATATCCAAGGAAAGTATTACAATTTCCTGTAGTTATTGTACATCCAGCTAAGTACCCTGCTGCTGTATTACCATTACCTGTTGTAACTGAACAAAGAGCTTTGTACCCTACTGCTACGTTATAGTCTCCTGTGGTCACACCCCTAAGGGAATTTACTCCCATAGCAACATTACCTGTATTGGTGGAGGCTGCGTTAATTAAAGAACAATAACCTAAACTAAGGCTAGAATTATTTTGATAACCACCTCTTCCAACACGTTGATTTCCTATTATGGAGTCTTGTAAACAGGCCATATTATTTTTCTTCTAATTTTCTTAGACGCTCTTCAAGTTCTTTTACAGCTTCTACTAGAATAGCGGTTATACGTTGGTATTGTAGACTATCTACTTCACCATCTTTTAACTGGACTAGTTCTGGGTATGTTTCAAATATTTCATTGGCAATAAAACCAATCTGTCTAGAATCATCTTTTTTACTAGTAAAGTATACACCTTGCATTCCATGAACACCTTTTAGTGAACCTGTAATTGGAGTAATATCTTTCTTATATTTTAGGGCTGATGATTCTACTAACGCTGCTACTGTTAATGTAGTACCATTAAATGTCATGTTAGCACTACCTGCTGCGTTGTTAGAGCCATCCTTATAGACTACTTGGTTAGCTGAACCTGCTACAGGACCAGTTGCTCCTTGAGCACCTTGGGGACCTGTTGGACCACCAGGACCTGTTGCACCTTGGGCACCTTGGGGACCTGTTGGTCCTGGAGGGCCTGTTGGACCACCTGGGCCGGTAGCACCTTGAGCACCTTGTGGGCCTGTCGGTCCTGGGGGTCCTGCTGGGCCTCCTGGACCTGTTGCACCTTGGGCACCTTGGGGACCGGTTGGGCCGGTAGCACCTTGAGCACCTTGTGGGCCTGTTGGTCCCGCTGGTCCTTGCGGACCCAGTGGTCCTGTTGCTCCTTGAGCACCTTGTGGGCCAGTTGCACCTTGAGGACCAGTAGCACCTTGAGCACCTTGTGGGCCTGTTGGTCCCGCTGGTCCTTGAGGACCCAGTGGTCCTGTTGCACCTTGAGCACCTTGTGGGCCTAAAGGACCAGTTGCACCTTGAGCACCTGTTGCACCTTGAGGACCTTGTGGATTC